CTCCGCATAAAAGGCATGTGGCAGAACGATACCGTAACTTCTTTATGTCGGTATCAGCCATAGCAACCGATGCAGATTATAAGCATATATACGAAGGACTGATATCCGGTGATCCCAAAATGAGGGCATTCCGGGCATTGTACCAGAGAATATATGGACGTTACATCAGTGATGCGAAGAAAGGAGAACGACATGGATAATAAATTATCAACACCATTATCTACCCTGCAATGGGTAAACAGGGATTCATTAAAGCCGAATGACTACAACCCGAACAAAGTTTCGAAAGAGAACTTGAAACTGCTTATTCAGTCTATTCTTACGAACGGATGGACACTTCCGATAGTAGTCCGACCGGATATGACGATCATTGATGGCTTTCATAGATGGACAGTTGCAGGAATGGAGCCTTTGCTTTCAAAACTGGATGGCAAGGTTCCTATAGTTATTGTGGAGCATAAAGAGCATTCAGAAGATATTTACGGTACCGTTACTCATAACAGGGCAAGAGGTACGCATTTGTTGGAACCTATGAAGAAAATCGTAAAAGAACTCATGGATGAAGGCAAAACTGTAGAAGAAATCGGTAAACAGCTTGGAATGAGACCGGAAGAAATCTTCCGATTGTCTGATTTTTCAAAAGAAGACTTCTTGAAGATGATGACAAAAGGGGTGACGGGATATTCAAAAGCTGAATTTATCACAAAAATTTAATACTGTTCTATTGCACATAGAACAAAAAGCGGGGAGAGGGAGTACAACCTCTCCCTTTTGCATATGCCGAAATAAGATGATGGAAGGGAGGGGTGTCCATTGGCAAGGGCAAGAAGTCCCAACAGCATTGAAGCTGAGGAAATGTATAAGAGAGGGATGAAACTTGTTGATATTGCCAAGAAGTTGGACGTCCCGGCCAGTACAGTTCGGCGCTGGAAATCAACCCAAAATTGGGATGGAGATACAAAAAAGAAAAAAAACGAGCGCTCGCAAAAGAAAAAAACGAGCGCTCGCCATAAAGGTGGACAACTTGGAAACAAAAATGCTGTAGGAAACAAAGGCGGTCCATTGAAACCGGGAGATAAGATTGCAGAGAAACACGGAGCGTACTCTTCCGTATATTGGGATGTCCTTGATGAATCTGAAAAAGATATGATCGAAGATATTCCGATGGATGAAGAAATGCTCCTGATCGAACAGATTCAGCTCTTTGCCGTGAGGGAAAGACGAATCATGGCGGCAATCAATAAATACCGGAATATGAATGGAGAAGTATCTTTGTTCGGCTTCGCCAGAACTGAAGACAAGCGAGCTTTCAAATCAGATGAAGATAAACAGCTCTATGAAGAACGCATTGAAGAAAAGGTTGCTTCTGGAGATCGTCTTCCGGGTAACACATATAACATGATGACAAATATGGAAAACAAGGACAATATGATTGCTCGTTTGGAAAAAGAACTTTCTACTGTACAGTCAAAGAAGACTAAGGCTATTGAAGCACTTGCGAAGCTGAGACTTGAGAAGCAGAAGATTGCCGGAGAAAGCAAGGGCAATGAGGTTGTTCGTGCTTGGGCCGAAGCTGTAGTGAAAGCAAGGAGGGAAGAGAAACATGATGGATGATACGGCGTTCTCTGAGTTCCTTGACGAAAGCATTCCCTTGTGGCGTGATGATCCAGTCATGTTTTTTCGGGAAGTTCTGAATTTCGAACCAGATGAATGGCAGGCACAAGCAGCTAGAGACTTGGCTGCAAACCCAAAGGTAAGCATTAAATCCGGACAGGGTGTCGGAAAGACTGGTCTTGAGGCAGCGGTGTTCCTGTGGTTCGTTACCTGTTTTCCGCACCCAAGAATCGTTGCGACAGCACCAACTAAACAGCAGCTGCACGATGTCCTCTGGTCTGAGATTTCCAAGTGGATGAGCAAGTCCGAACTGCTCTCTATACTTCTAAAATGGACAAAGACATATGTTTATATGGTTGGAGAGGAAAAGCGCTGGTTTGGTGTTGCCAGGACTGCTACAAAGCCAGAGAATATGCAAGGTTTCCATGAAGATAACATGCTTTTTATCGTTGATGAAGCTTCCGGTGTTGCGGATCCAATCATGGAGGCTATCCTTGGTACCTTATCTGGAGCAAACAATAAACTTCTTCTGTGCGGAAACCCAACGAAGACATCTGGAACCTTTTATGATTCCCATACAAGAGACAGGGCATTGTACAAATGCCATACGGTTTCTTCTATGGACAGCACCAGAACAAATAAAGAGAACATAGATTCTCTTGTTCGAAAATACGGATGGGATTCTAACGTGGTCCGTGTTCGTGTCAGGGGCGAGTTCCCGAACCAGGAGGACGACGTATTTATTCCGCTGAGCATTATTGAACAATGTAGCAGCAGGCTTTTAGAACTGGATGATACAGATGGAATGCAGTTTGTATCATTGGGGGTGGATGTGGCCCGTTTTGGAGATGATGAAACGATCATATATCGTAATTATCATGGTCATTGCAAAATAGTCCGGAACAGGCGAGGACAGAACCTGATGGCCACTGTAGGGGATATCGTACAGGAATTCAAGAAGATATATAGAGAACATCCAACGTATGAAGGCAAGGTATATGTGCAGATTGATGATACAGGACTTGGAGGAGGCGTCACTGACCGATTAAAGGAAGTCCGGAAAGAACAAAAGCTGTACAAGATGCAAGTTATCCCGATAAATGCCGCTGAAAAGATTGAGACTGATACGGCAGCAGGTAAAGATGCAGCTGAAAGGTACAATAACCTGACTACCGCTATGTGGGCCAGTATGCGAGATCTCCTTGATAACAAACAGATTGTTATTGAAGACGATGAGCAGACGATTGGTCAGCTTTCTTCCAGAAAATACACTATGGCCAGTAATGGAAAGCTTGAGATTGAATCAAAAAAGGAAATGAAGAAAAGAGGACTTGATTCTCCTGACCGGGCAGATGCCCTTGCGTTAGCATTATATCTTCAAAAGATTAAGAAACATACCGGTAGTGCACCAAGCGTTGGAGCAATGAAGAAATTGTCAAAAGATAATTATTGGGGCTGATATAGCCAGAAAGAGAGGTGATGAAGATGAAAGAGTATGGACGGATTGGACAGAAACGCTGGGAAGGCGTGTTCAATGAAGAGTTTCTTCCTGAGCTATCCGGAATAAGAGGCGTGAAAACGTATCGTGAGATGCTCGACAATGACGATACGATTGGAGCGATAATGTTTGCTATCAAGATGCTGATTCGCCAGGTTAAATGGCACGTTGAGCCGGGTGGCGATAGCACAAAGGATCGAGAGGCAGCAGAATTTGTAGAATCGTGTATGGACGATATGCAGAGCACATGGACCGATACCATCTCGGAGGTATTATCATTTCTTGCGTATGGTTGGAGCTTCCATGAAATTGTCTACAAGCGCAGGATGGGAAAAACAAAAAACCGAAAAACATCAAGCAAATACTCAGATGGACTAATTGGATGGCAGAAGATTCCGCCCAGGGCGCAGGACACATTGTACAGATGGGAATATGACGATAAAGACAACTTAATCGGAATGACTCAGCAACCTCCGCCGGATTATGGACTGCTCACTATTCCGATTAACAAAGCAATGTTGTTCAGAACAGAGAGCATAAAAGATAATCCGGAAGGCAGGAGTATCCTGAGAAATGCCTATCGGTCTTGGTACTTCAAAAGAAGAATTCAGGAAATCGAAGCAATTGGAATTGAAAGAGACCTTGCTGGACTTCCGGTATTGCACGCACCAGATGGTGTAGACATATGGGACGATAAAGACCCTGAATTGGTATCTATTAATGCAGCACTTACATCCATGGTCAAGAACATCCGCAGAAACGAATATGAGGGACTTGTTCTTCCGTTTGGATATGAAGCTGAACTTCTGAGCACTGGCGGAACCAGACAGTTTGATACGAATGCCATTATAAATAGATATGATGCCAAGATTGCTCAAACTGTTATGGCGGATTTCATCATGTTGGGGCATGAGCAGACAGGAAGCTTTGCGCTGAGTGAAGATAAAACAGAACTATTCGCAGTTGCTCTTGGGGCGTTCCTGGACGTCATCTGCGAAACATTCAATAATCAGGGCATTCCGTCATTAATAGATATGAATGGCGCCCATTTTGATGCAATAACAGATTATCCACAGCTTGCACATGGCGATGTGGACAAGAGAGATATCACGAAGCTGTCTACATTCCTGAAAGACATGGTTGGAGTTGGAATCCTTATCCCGGATGAAGATCTTGAGGATTATGTAAGAGAAGTCGCCAACCTGCCGGAGAGAACGGAAGTTCCAGATTCCAGAGAGAAAGATGAACGGCGAGAAGCACAGCGCAGAGCACCAGAAAAGACAGCAAACGAACCTGATGGACCAGAGGTGGATCCGGAAGAGAATCAAGATGCTGAGGAAGCCAAGAAAAGGTTAGGCAGGTGATTTGATGATGCGAAAAATACGGCCACGATCAAGGACTGTTAAAAAAAGCGAAGAATCACAGAGAGTACTGGATGCACTTGATGCCTATCTCGAGGGAAATATTGATGAACCAGTAAGATGGCTTGTTCGATTCTGGCAGGATCAGGCAGCAGTCATGCTGTACAGAGAACTGCGAGAAATCGTAATAGGAGAAACAGATCCGGAAAGTCTTTTTGATATATGGTTCCAGGATTATTCGAAGATGCTGTCAGAAAGAATGACACCTGTATGGGAACAGGCGTTTCTTGAAGGGTGGAAAAACAATTCTCTCTTTTGTGGAGCAGAAGATGTAATAAGCTCTGAGAGCTGGGTTCGAAGCTGGATTGTTGATCATACGGGAGATTTGATAACAAATTGTTGCAATGAGCAGGTGAGCGCAATTCGGTATCTGATCGC